GGGAAAACCCTGGGGTAGCGGGTCTTAGCGCCCGTAGAATGGTCTGCACCCGGAACAGATCGGCTTTCGCGGATCAGCTGGTCTTATGGAGGGGTATATGCCTAGTGGTAGTGTGGATCGCTCGGTTAAGGCAGACCGAGTAACAACTCGGCAACCTGACGGAGGAGCACCTACCGTGAGTACCTTAGAGGTGACTGTGCAATGGGATACTATCTCATGGCACGGCGCCAGTACTCCTGGGTACTTCAAAAAACTTAGGCAGGGTGAGTTAATCCCGATGAACTCCTGGACGAAAACATACGTCACGGGGAACGCCGGGGGAACCTACTCGGTACGTTCAGTGCCTGCAAAGGTTACAGACACAGTAACGAATTGGTTCTATGGTGCCCCAGCTTCCGAAGTGTATGTTCTAAACGAACTAAACAAGTTGGAGCTGGAATATGACTACCTAGTGCAAAAGGCTGTTGCCAATGCATACGGGCAGTCACATGACACCCTCACCTTTCTGGCTGAGCTTAGGCAAACGATTTCCATGTTTCGAAGTGCACTAGAGCGCCTGATTAAATTTATATCCGGCGTCCCAAGTCACCTCAAGCTGGAGTCGTTATGGTTGGAAGGACGCTATGGATGGCGTCCCTTCATCTATGATATCAAGGAGATATCAAAGGCCTTTGCTCGGCTTAACGAGATAGAGACCGACATCGTCACTGGCAGGTCGAATCGGAGTACTAGCATTACGTACCCCGACAACAACGTTTATGCCAGCGATGGCTGCACATCTCTTATTGTACGTACAAAGGACGTGCTGCAAGTCTCTTACGGAGGTATAGCTGCCCTAAAGGCTGATATCCCTGCATTCTCATTCAACCCGTTTGTCACAGGATGGGAGCTTATAAAGTTCTCATTCGTGATCGATTGGTTTGTGAGTGTAGGGAATGCCATAGCGGCAATCTCCGCCCTCGTTATGTCCTCAGACTATTCGGCGGCCCGTCGCACTAAAGCGACGCTCCTAAGAAATGTCACATGTGTGAACCCACAGGCAGTAGGGCCGTGCATCGGAAATATTCAGATGCTTCAGTACGACTTTACTGCAGGGTTCAACACCACTGTGTTGCTGAGGACCCCCACTACCGTTCCAATCCTTCCGCAAATCGACGTTCGCCTCGACTTCGCAAAGATCTTAGATCTAATTGCGTTGTTGTGGCAAGCGATCAACAATAGGAGAAGATGAAATGGCAGCTAAGACTGTTGCCTGGACCAAGTTTGACCCTACGGGGGATTCTTGGACCTATGTTACCGCAGGGCATACCAGCTCGAAACCGAAGCTGGTGCTCTGTAAGCGGCGCGTGCCCGTCGGGAATCAGGTCGTATCCGAAGCTTCGATGCAAGTTGTTCATGCTACCGAGGATACGGACGGCCTGCCTATCAGTACGAAGTGCGCTGTAGGCTGTACCGGTCGTTTCTCCACCCAAATGGGTGCGACCGAAACTGACCTCGACGACGCGATTACGATCTTTCGAGATTTCGTCGCGTCGGACGACTTTGTAACGCTTCTCAAGAGCCAGATCTTCCCCGAAAGTTAAAGGGGTAGGTCTATACTCTAATGGAGCTTAACAAAGTTTGCGGTATTATACTTGTAATGGTACTCGGAGCAATCCTGCTCCCAGACCACATAAAACTACTTGTAGAAACCGTGAGGTCTGCAGGCGTTCACAGCAATAATGCAGTGAGCGACACACATTAAAACCTACTAAGAGGATTCCACAATGGAACCTAAAGCAGTTTCGTACGAGATAGCTCGACGTTACGTAAGCGACACGCTGCAGAGCGGCCAGGTAGATAAGGCCCTGCTTCTGAAAGCCCATGGGGCTCTAAGGGCGAGGGACCTACCTACTTTGGCTAGTTTGTCCGTTAACCTTGACCCTGCATTGCATAGGGTCGAGGACTACCGGTTCGTCTTGCAGTTCGAGGCGTTCTTTAAGAAGAACACCTCCTTCACCGACATGTCGTTGGCGAAAGAGAACGCCCTTAAGGCCTTTAATGAGGCTGAGGGGGCTTGCTCCGAAACCAACCGGCATATCACAGGCCTTGCCTTCATGATTGAAGGAGGGCTGGGCGTTCTTGCCAGCCCCTTTGATAGGTATCTGCGGAGAGTGAAGTCGAACATTGCAAGTATATTAGGACCGGTAGAACCCTTCATCCAAAGCATTCCGCAGAGGATAAGGTTGACGGCTGGAGCTACCTCCTTAACACCCCGTTCACGCTCTCAGCCCTTTACAAAGGCTAACATGAGAGTGCGGACACGTTACTCAAGCCTGCCTTACATAAGGCAAATAGCCGATTCTTTTGGCTACCCGCTCCAAGTGCGGCAGGAACTAAGCAACAGGGTGTTATTCGTACCGAAGAACTGGAAGACGCACAGGTCGATCGCGGCCGAGCCTGCGGGATCACTCCCGCTACAGCTCGCCTTTGATTCCTATGCGAAAGAGAGACTTGCCCTGAAAGGGGTAGACCTCTCCGACCAGTCCTGGAACCAACGTCTGGCGATGTTCGGGTCGATTACTGGCGATTTCGCCACGGTCGACCTTAAAGCCGCGTCAGACACTGTCGCCCTAGATGTAGTCCGCTACCTCTTCCCTGAGGAGTGGCTCACGTTTCTAGAGGCAGTGCGATCCCCATGTTATACTTTTCACGGGGATCCTCAGCGCAGGTATACGTACCATAAATTCTCCAGTATGGGGAACGGAAGTACGTTCTGCCTTGAGACGACGTTGTTCCTTGCAGTTGTCATGGCGATTGGGGCCGACAGCGAAGCACACGCTGTGTACGGTGATGATATCATCGTGCACAGTCGCTACGTTGAAGACCTTATAGCCATGTTGAACCTCTTGGGGTTTAGCGTCAACCAGGAGAAGACTCACACGGATGGACTCTTTCGGGAGTCCTGTGGGTCTAACTGGTATTGCGGTATCGACATCACACCAGCCTACATCAGAAAGCTTACACGTGCGAAAGCAACGTGGTGCCACCTGGTGAACAGCATGGTGAAAGTGTCTAAGCCGTATGGCCACGTCTGGGATTACATGAAGACAATTACTTGTCAAATGGAACTCCCGCTCGGGCCATGGGATGACGTTTCAACTAGTTACGTCTGGATAGACGTTCCTAGCTCCTACAAGAGGAGACTCATTCGACACAAGAAGAGCTCTATGAGCCCGCAAGTCAAGCGTTATGTTGCCACCACAGGACGTGATGGCAATATTGACTGTACGGACTCACGCGCGCTCTTTCTGTGGTACCTCACATCTCTGAGACACGAAATAAGTCACAGAGAGCAAGATGAGGTGAATGAGCAACTGCGGTACGTAGATAGCTCTACCCTGCGATATAGGTACAAGGCAGCGCTGTATTGGCCTCCTGCCACAAGTACACCGACTCAACTTTACAGTTGGACGGATCATCTACTCGCGTAAGCCAGTAGTTGATTGTACCGG